ACTGAACTTTTAAATTTATCTACATTATTAGTAGCATTTTTCATAGCTTGTCTGGTCTTGTCTTTGGCTATGATATCTATATTTACGTTTTTTGTTGCCACTATCTTGCCTTTGCTAGTCTTTCTTGTCTTTCTCTTTCATCTATTTGAATTTGAAAGTAAGCTAACCACATATTAAACTCATATACTGACATTTGCAAGATTTCGGAAACTGTCTTATGTAGCTTTTCGGCTAACCCAAAAATATTATGTAATTCTACATCATTTCTAAGTTTTTTTTATTATCTTCAATATCTGTGTTTCCTGTTCCCATTATTTTTGTGGCAACATCTGCAATAACATTAGTATCAGCTTTAGTCTTAAAGGCTAAAACATGAGTTCCATTAAACATTTTATTACCATCTTTGGTTAATGCCTTTTCAATAATAACATCAATCAAAACAATCAAATCCGTGCCACTAGCACCTTTAAAAATCTTTTGTTTTTCAAGCATATTAAAAGGTTTACAAAATATAGCTTTATCGCCTACTAAATCCCATTCTGGTACTTCAATTATTTGAGTGTCAAGGGTACTAAAATGGTCTCTAATACCATCAAAATAATCAATTTTTTGGTCTGTCATTTACACAGTACCGATAGTTAAACCACCATTGCCCTGTCCAGAAACAGTTCTAGTTGTAACACCATCTAAAGTAACAGCAACTGACATTCCAGTAACAATGCCATTTCCAGAAAATTTTCTATCCCCAGAAGCATTGCCCTCTGGTAAAAATGCAAATGTTAATTCTGCACCCTGTACCAATGTAGTTTGCCCACTATCTGTTTCATCAAAGTTCATATCAATACTGAATGTATATGTACCTCTACCAACTAAAAATGATTTCATTGAACTACCTAATGCGGTATCTTCAACCACGTCATGTGTGGTATCAACTGTAAAACCTGTTGCATTACCTAGTGTAGTACCACCGATAGTTACAACTCCTTCTTTACCATGATGTGTAGCCATTTATTACTCCTTCTCTTTAGTTTCTTTGGTTTTTTCAGCTTTTTTAATTACTGGTTTTTGATCGTCTAAAGCAAATCCATTATTTTGAAAATGCTCTATGTGATCTTCTGAACATTTTATAATAGTTTCACCTTTTTTCATAGTAACATTTTTAGCCATTATGCACTCCCTCTAGTAAACTCATAAATAACCCTTGCTGTTATTCTTACACCCCCATAAGGGTAAATAGTTCCCTCATCTGTTGATGCTTCTATTATTTGGGTATCTATAGCATTACCATTTCTAGTTATATCATTATCTAAAGTTTCTTCAACAACTTCTATAATTTCATTTCTAACAGTATCTATGTTAGAAGATGTACCTTTACCAAAAGCAACTATTAGAAAATCTATTGTACCTCTATAAGTTCCCGCTCCGCTATCGCCTATACTTGATACTTCCCTTGTTTCATCACCACTTTGAATAAACATTGCGGGAAACTGGGCATCTGATAATTCTTCAACTTCAAAAGGTTCTCTAGTAATTTTTTTAAACTCAATAGGACTTGTAACCGCATCAAGTTTTGTAATTATATCACTAGCAATATTTTCTCTTTTGCTCATAATTTCATTTCTTTAAAATAAAAATTTCGAAATTCTTTTACAATCTTATCTTCTTCTTTATCCCCAATAGAGAAAAAAGGTCTTTTTATATTTCTTTTACCAACTCCAAAAGTATCGTGATAACTAGCAATCTTTGCTCTTTCCATATTTGCAAAAAATAATGTGCTTTTCAAACCACCAGTTTTAAAATCTAAACTTCTAAACATTTTACCGCTATCCGTTAAATCAACAAAACCAGTTTGCCTACCCCTCTTTTTTCGGCTTCTCACAGTAGAAGGGGCATATGATCGCATTTTACCACCATCTGGTAGCTTTCCCGCCTGTGTCCGCTTTGTAATCATTTGTATAGCCATATTAGATACCCTATTAAGACTTTTAGTAATTACAGCTTTTTGTTTTCTACTAATTTTCTTTAGCAGATTAGTTATTTCTATTGAATTTACGTCAACCTTTACGTCAACTGCCATTATCTAACTAA